GTTTGTACCAGAATGCAAAGTAGAAGTTTGCTTCCCCAAGAACATACGTTCGAGTTGTGAAGTGTGTTTGGTGTTAATAAAAATTATTAGCTATATGTTTCGGTGATTCTTGTGGGTAATAGAAATTGTTATTGTTAATGTAAAATGTTAGTCAACAGGATCTTTGGTTCTTAGTGCTAACATAAATCGTGAATTGATAATTTAAAGAAAGTGTGTTGACAAAGGTGTGCACATGTGGTATACTTAAAGCATCAAGAGATATAGCTTTTTAAAGGAGGACGAAGTTATGATAAAAGAGGAATTTGAGAACTTCATCGGAAAACAAGTAAGCGATAAGGATTACGAAGTGATTGACCGATTGTCTGCATTTTTACCGGCTACCTGTGAGGAAGAAGGAACGAGACAGATTGCGAGTGTTTATAATGTTGGTGGTATGGCGCTTATCCGTGATGTGCTTGAAACGGCAGATATTATGAATAGTTTGAAAAAAGAACTTGAGAAAGTCGTAGCAGACTTTGAAAAAGTAGTATGTAGAATACAGAATGCTAAAGATAATGGAATTGAATATGAGAAATGTAGAAAAGATTTACTGTTTGCTTATTATAGATCGAACTCCCTTGACGAATGGAATTTTTTCAAGAAAAATGATCACAGGCAGATACGGAAGCAGTATAGTCGAACATTTGATGGAAGAACTCAAATTAAGGAGGAAATAAGATGATTTCAAAGTTTAAGGAACGTATCACAATTTCATTACTAAAAACAAATATTGGTGTAGTTGAATTTGAAAGCGATTGTAACAATCAGACAAAAAGTGAATTTATTGATAATCTAATTACAAATTATGCGAATGACTACCGGTTTAAAAGAGTAGTAGAAATAAATATTATTAAAAGTTTAAAAAATTTAGGTTTTATTTGTGAATATGACTTAAACTCGAAAATTGACTATGATAAAATTACTATTACAACTAGTGGTTATTATGACAGCGATCCTTGTAATATGGTTAGTATTATAGCAGAGTCAACGTTTGATTTCAATATTAAAATTCTGCGATCAATTAAAAGAATATTAAATTAGTGCGGAGGATTCTATATGGCTAGGAAAGTTAGCAGGCGAGATTTATTAGAGCGTGAATACAGAGCATTAGTTAAAGAATTTAACGAAAGGGCAAAGGAAATTAAAAAAGCTGGAAAAACGTCGAAAACCGTAGATTATATTAAATCTACAATCAGCTCAGGCGCAATCGGTAAAAGAGGGAATTTGTTGCATCGTTTAAAATCTAGGAAAATTAGCAACTATGAGGAAGAAATACAGTTATTAAAGAAAGTCAGAAACTGGAAATCCGCAACTCTGGAAGGAGTAGCGGAAATAGAGGAGCAAAGAGTAGAAACAATAAAAGAAAACTATCCCGAACTTGATGCAATGTCAAGTGGTGAAATAGTTGAAATGCTTAATTTTTTAGGCACTACTAAAGGGGTAGAATCTAAAAATAAGTATGACAGTGACCAACTAATTTTAGCAATAGGTATGCAAAAAATAGATAATAGAAATAAATCTATTAAAGATATATACGATGAAATTCAAGAGTCTGATAAAACACTAGCGGATTACATTCGCAATTCATTAGAGCAAAATAAGGATAAAAATTGGATTCCATTTTAGTAGCTATTAACAAGGGGGTGAGAATGATGTATTTGAAAAAACCAGATATACTGCCAGATAGCCGCCTATCTGGTTTTTATTATACATATTCTTTTGATTCAATAGAGAAAAAAATAGATTATTTAGTAAACAACGATGGACTTCTACTAAATAAAAAAGGTAAAGCGTTATTATCTACTCCGATAACCTTTGATATTGAAACATCCTCGATGCCAGAAAATGACCCGCATAACCCGAAGGAATACATGTTGGGATTTCCATATTTGTATCAGTTATATTTGCTCGATACTGTTTTCTTTTGTCGAACGAGAACTCAGTGTTATATGCTTTTTTCTGAAATAGAAAGGGTGATGTTAAAGCACAATATTCAAGTTGTCTGCTATGTGCACAATTTGTCGTTTGAGTATCAGTTTCTTAAATCAATACTTAACATAGATTTCACTAAGGTTTTTCTGATAAAGAATCGAAAAGTAGCAAAATTTGAGTTAAATTCTGATACAATCATTTTTCGTGATAGTTACTTACTGTCTAATATGTCATTGGCTAAGTTCTGTGAAAATTATAATTCAGAAGAATATCAAAAAGACAAAGAGCTGATAGACTACGAAATTATTCGATATCCGTGGTCTGAGTTATCAGACGAGATATTATATTATTCTGGGATGGATGTAATCACATTGTATCACGCTGTTATGTCAATAATGACAAAAGAAGGTGACAATCTTAAAACAATTCCAATGACAAATACGGGCTACGTTCGACGCGCATATAAAAAAGCCTGCTTGGGAAGCACATACAACGGCGGTTCATATCGTGCTAAGTCAGATGCAAAATTTAGGCAGAAAAAAACGTATAGACAAAAATATATGGATAAAGAAAAAATAACACTAGAACAATACAACTTATTGTTAAAAGCTTTTCGCGGTGGTAACACACATGCTAATCGCTATAAAGTAGGCAGAATAATTTCTAATGTAACATCATACGATTTTGCGTCATCCTACCCCGCTGTTATGATATGTTCAGACCAGTTTCCGTCTGGTAGACTAATGGAATGCACTAATTCTGTCCAAACACCGGATGGAATCGAATACTATGTCAAAAACTATTGGTGTATATTCGAGGCTGTTTTCGAAGATGTACAGTTACGGGACAATATTAAAACGCCGGTTCCATATATTCCTAAATCAAAAATGATATGTTCATCATCCGCATATAGTACTGGGATTTTTGACAATGGTCGCCTGATATCACAAAAAGATTCATTCGAATTTAGTTTTCTAGGTTGTGAATATTATATTATTAAAAATCAATATGCAGGTAAAATGAAAATAACGAAAGCATACTATACAACAAAGGGATATTTGCCCGATGAAATACGGAACGAGTGTTCAAGATGGTATGTAAAGAAAACAGAGCTAAAGGGTATTGAGGGTTCTGAGTACGAATATATGAAGTCAAAAAACCGGGTAAATGCATCGTTCGGTATGATGGTTGAGAAAATCGTAAAAGATATATCGGATTTTTCAGGGAATTTAAATGAATTGACATTACGAACTCCCACCGAAGAAGAAGCAAAGAATCAAATTGAATCGTATTATAATGTAAGAAGCGGAAAGTTTTTAAATTATCAGTGGGGGGTAACGGTTACTGCCTTAGCTAGAGTCCGTTTACAGGAGTTGATAGATTTAACGTATAAAGATTTTATTTATGCTGATACTGATTCTGTTAAAATTGAGAATGGAGAAAAATATAAAGAATTACTAGAAAACTATAATAAACAATGGATTGAATATGCGGAAAATTGTAATGTATCATTCAAAGCATATACGAAAAAGGGCGATCTGCAAATTTTAGGCATTGCGGATTTTGATGGATTTTATAAACGATTTACAACTCTCGGTGCAAAGAAATATGCTTACGAAGATGAAAACGATCAATTACACATTACAATAGCAGGAGTCCCTAAAAAATTAGGAGCAAAGCTTTTAGGTAAAATTGAAAATTTTAAAGTCGGTATGCATTTTATGGTAGGAGCTGATGGAACGCTGGAAGAAAGGCAAGCATGGAAAAAACGATTGTTATACAATGATACTGACAATTTCGATATCACTATTGATGGAAAGATTCTACACATCGGAACATACATTGCAATGGAAAGAACATCGTATGAATTATCAATTACTGATGAATACGAAGAACTTATCTCTTCTTTAAAAAATGATGAAATATATGAAAAAGATGATATATGGGGTTGACAAGCATATAAAAACGTGCTAAGATATATATGTACCGGATAGAGGGGTTCTGATAATAAAATACAGATTGTCACGGGTGAAACCGCTGGATTTTATTTACGAATGATAAACGGTGTCAGAACTTCTCTATTGCAGGTACTACAAAAATATAAATAAAAAGGAGAATGAAAACATGAGTGCAAAAGTAATTAAAACAAGTGAAGGTTTAACCGCAAGAAAAGTTCTGTCTTATACCTCAAGAAATGATGCTATTCCTATGAAAGAGTTAGCTAAGGGAACGATCATTCCTTTTAAAGGTTATATTGAACAGGAAATTGTAAATGAAAATACCGGAGAGGTGTTCAATTCTCTTCTCATCATTTCTGAGCCTGATGAATCAGGTTGCGACGCATTATACGCGACCAGATCGGAAAGCGTAATGCGTTCTTTATCAGATATTATTGATACGCTCACAGATATGGGAGACACTGACCCGTTCTCAGTTAAAGTTGATAAATTAAAATCTAAAAATGGGCGTGAGTTTATTACTCTTAGTCTTGCTGATTAAAGGAGAATAGATATGGCAAAATATATTACAAGAACGATTGCTACATACAATACAAAAGTTACATTTGTAATGAATGGACAGCTTGATACTTATAAATTGGATGGAGAAGTCGGAAAAAAGGAAGCAAAGAAACTCCTTATTTCCATCTTAGGAAATAAAGATATTCTTATTGTTTCCTGCACAAAGGAAGAGGTTTCTACCTCAGTGTACAAGATGCTTGAGAAAGATTTTATTGCTATGGCAACAAAAGAAAGCACCTGATATCCGCTTCAGTAATAAGCCCCTTATGGTTAGGGGAACCCCATTCTTTCCTCTTTTCCTTATATAGCCGCCGGATTAAAACTCTGGCGGTGTTTTATTGACAATTCTATAGAATTGTGATATAATAAATATAAATAAGGGAAAGGGGTGATTCCATTGAAATAATAGGAATAAACTTTTAACGATAATAGAAGTAATGGCAAATAAAGGATAATATCCGAAGTAAAGATTATTTGTTAGTAGTCTATAATCATTGAAAAGTTTGTGTATAAGTAACTGTAGATTCATTTTTGTATCTACCCACGGTGCGCTAACTAAAAACAGTCATTATCCAAACAAATTACCCCGTCTTCTCTCGGCGGGGTAATTTTTATTTAATAAATTCGAGAAAAGCTTCTCGCGCCTTATAGCTTGAAAATCGAACCATATTATTATGATATATTTTTTTCATTCGTTTTTTAAAACGATTATTTCCGTCAAAAATACAATCATCCGATAAGTCCTCTTTTCTTGCGGCAAGTGCAAAGTTATATGTCAAGTCAGCAGTTTCATTAACATAGTAAAACGCCAGACCATACAAGTAACGAATTGAGAAATATTTATCATAATACTTAATAGTAAATAAGTAATCACCTTTTAAATTAGGAGTTTTTAAAATCATAGTGTTATCGTCTTTTAAATATTCTTTTTTTGTTAATAGTTTACTGTAATCAGATTCTGAAAAAGATTGATTAAATGTGCTATTTGAATGAGCATCTGCGGCACTTTTATTAAACCCTTGTTCAAGAACAAAGCCATTTCCTCTATAAAAATTGGTTTCAATATTTATATCGCGGTTTATTCCAAAGTGTTCATAATAAGGGTTATTTACATCAATTAAGTTTCCGGTTAATATAAGAGGTAAATATCTACTCTGCGAGCCACCGCCCCTTGCCAGTGATGTATGAATAGAAAAAACTCGCTTCACCTCGTCTTTGATATAATCGCCGCTTTCTGGCTGAAATTCATCGAGCCATATTCTCGTAACATGATTAAAAACGTTTGAAAAATTTCGTATATCATCGCTGGAATTGAGTGAAGTGCTATATCCGCATAAGAACCATTCGTTTTCCTTTCCCCGAAGTCTAATGTAGATATTATTGAATACTCCTTTTATTCCTACCTCTTCTTTCATTTCTAAATCAGGATAGTAATTTGATAATGCGCTGGGAAAATACGCCATAAAAGAAACTGCTTTTTCAAGCTGATATTTTTTCCTCATTAAGATGCAAAACAATTCATTTTTTGTTAAAAATTTATTTAAAATGTATCCACCAAACCATGTTGTTTTTCCTGCGCTACGGTTCGACGTCGAAATATACGTTTCTGGCTTATTTCCATTTTTATCCATTTTTGATAACAATAAATTTCCGCTGTAATGGATTTTATCATCTGATATAAAATGATTATATTTTTGTAAATTCATAGTACACACTCCTTTACATATTTTTTTATTTATGATATATTTATATTGTAACACATATACAATTAAAAGTAAAGGTGGTGAATGCATGCATAGTATCGGCGTAGCATTACTCTTTAATTTAACAGATTTAGTTACCGGTTTAATTGCCGCAGTTAAAGCAAAAGAGTTGCAATCAAGTAAACTGCGGGATGGAATTTTTAAAAAAATTGGTTTCTTAATCTGTTATTTTTTAGCGTTAATGATTGATACATATGGTAGCGAAGTCGGTTTTGTTTTAGAAGTTAAACTACTTCCAATCGTCTTAGGTTTTGTATGCCTTACAGAAGTTGTTTCGATCATCGAAAATATTTCTAAAATTACTGACATTCTACCCGAAAAACTCCTGTCAATTTTCCACATTTCAAAGGAGGATAACAATGGCTGATACAAGTTTTGTTAGGATTCCAGAAACGATTGCTGTTGCAATCGAGGTTATCAATGGAGCATACGGAAACGGAGAAGATAGAAAAAAAGCGTTAAAAAGAGCCGGATACGACTATTCAAGGATTCAGAATTGTGTGAATAATCTGCTTCCCATCTGGAACAAATATAAGGAGTGATAAAAATGCCAGACGAAAGAAAAATCAGTCCTTACGTCGTTTCCGCCATGTGCGGTTGCTGGGCGTGGGAATCCGGCATGAATCCGGGAATATGGGAGTCTCTAATTCCTACAACGTGGGATCACGAATACCAGTATGACGGTATAGGTGGTTTTGGCTTAGGACAGTGGACTAACGTTGGAACTCCGTATGGTCGTTGTTATAATCTGCATACATGGGTCACCAGTCAGGGATATTCTGACGGAGATTTATACGGGCAGTTAAATTTTGTACTGCACGAAAATTACTGGACAGCGGCAAATTCAGTGATGGGCTATAACAATTTATCTGAATTTTTGTCATCAACAAGCACGAATTTACCGTTACTAGTAGAAGAGTTTCTGGCATGTTGGGAAGGTGTTCCCGGAAATAAATTGACTGAGCGTATTGCATACGCGCAAAATTATTATCAGTTCATTTACGATAATAAATCTGCGAGTCCGTCTTCGTGGAAGCAGACCTCCGGCAATTTCTATCAAGACCCCACCGGAAGCGCCGCACATGCAAACGTAATGCTTGTATACTGGTGGGCCGGAGGAGTGGAACCCGAGCCGCCCGGGCCAACACCCGGCAACAAAGGAAAAGGCATGCCATTGTGGTTTTTCATGAGAAGGATTATTTAAGAAAGGAGTTAATAAAAATGGCAGTATTATCAAAAGAAGATTTAATCGCCAAACTTAATGCAAGTTTTGGAGAAAATTTAAGCGATGATAATATTTCATTGTTGGAGGATGTATCAGATACTATTGATTCATTTTCAGACACGGAAGATTGGAAAACAAAATACGAAGAAAATGACGCTTCGTGGCGCAAACGTTACAAGGAACGGTTTGAGGGAAAAGAAGATGATAGCCCTGAGAGCGAACCCGAAATTGAGCATTATGAATCACCGACAAAATTTGAGGATTTATTTACTGTAGAAAGTGAGGTCAAATAACTATGGCTAAGAGAATTGCACAGAGTACTCTTAATGCGAGCACGATTGACATTTTAAACGTTATCAGGCAGAATGCTAGTTATGATTATCAGCAGAACGTTCCTGTAGTAGAAAAAGCAACACAGATTCCTCAGGTAGGAGAAATTATCTGCGGCACTCCAGCGTTAGCAAATCAGTTTTTAAATGCACTGGTAAACCGTATTGCATTAGTGCGGGCGCAGAGCGTAACATTTAACAACCCGTATTCCAGACTGAAAAAAGGATATCTGGAGTTCGGGGAAACTGTAGAAGATATTTTTGTAAGCATTGCAAAAGTAGTTGACTACGATCCTGATAAAGGAGAAGGTAGAGAGTTTAAGCGTTCTCTTCCTGATGTGCGCAGTCAGTTTCACATCATGAACTGGCGTGTTATGTATCCGGTGACTATTCAGGACGAAGATTTGAGAAGAGCTTTTCTGAGCGAGCAGGGAGTAACTGACTTAATCGCAAAAATTGTAGAATCAGTCTATACTGCCGCCGAGTACGATGAGTTTTTGCTGTTCAAATATTTGATTATCAAAGCAGTTGCCAAAGGGCAGATGTACCCTGTATCAGTTGATGATTCTAAAATGTCAAATTACGCAACCGCTTTTCGTTCAAAATCAAATGCAATTACGTTTCCGAAAACAACTTACAACGCAGCATCTGTTAGAAATAATACTCCTCGAGATAGACAGGTTATTTTCATGGATTCTGATTTCAACGCAAAATATGACGTCGAAGTTTTAGCCGCCGCATTTAACATGGACAAGGCTACATTCATGGGAAGCCTTTTCCTGATTGATGATTTTACAACGTTTGACAATGAACGTTTTGAGGTTATCCGCAATTATTCAGATGGCATCGAGGAAGTAACATCCGGCGAACTCGCGCTTATGGCAAATGTAAAAGCGGTTTTGCTGGATGAAAATTGGTTTCAGTGCTATGATAATATGAATAAATTTACTGAAAAATATGTGGCATCGGGGCTGTATTGGAATTACTTCTATCACACATGGAAAACGATTAGTTCTTCCCAGTTTGCTAACGCCATTGTGTTTGTTGCAAATACCGCTACAACTAGTCTTCCCGCTAGTATCACGTTTGAGGTGGTCGATAAGTCCATTTCCGAAACCGCTACAGTTCTTTGTTTAGAACCGCAGGTGGACGGAGCTACCTTAGAACCCCACAATGTTCAGTTAGTTCAGACAGAGCAGGCAACAAAAGCCGGTGTAGGTGTGCAGAAATACGGAGCTTTGCTGATTCCTGCAAGTGCTACAGCAACTAATCTTGTATTAAGCGCAACGGTAAATGGAACTACTTATAACGCTAAAGCTTCTGCTACAATCAATGCAAGTGCCGAAGTTGGAACCACTGTTGAACTCGACAAAGTTGGATAATAACCAGCGGGGATATTATCCCCGCTAATTTTATAAAAGGAGATATTAAATGAAAGATATTGATAGAAATATAAATAGTATATAGAAAGGTGTGATAATATATGTATATTGCTCCTAACAGTACAATAGAATTATTTTCAGATATTGGTTTATCTGGTAATTATGATAACGCATTATATTTTAGTTCAACAACCGCTAAAGATTCTTATTTTTCAAATATCGGAAAAATAGCAACGCTAACAAAGATATCTTATGTGTCACAGCAAAAAGGAATCATTAAAATTGGAACTCCGATTGCTAATCTCCTTTCAGCGGGATATTTGCGATACAAAAATACATCATATGAAAACAAATGGTTTTATGCATTTATCACTAGCATTGAATACCGTTCAAACGGTATGACGGAAATTCATTTTGAAATTGACTATCTCACAACGTGGATGGGAACTTTTCAGTTAAAACAATGCTTTGTCGAACGACAGCATGTGACAGATGATTCAATCGGAGTTAATATTCTTGACGAAGGAATCAACTTTGGTGAACATGTGATTGAAGGTATTCATGATTACACACTTACCGGAACAACGTCATTTAATCCTATCGTTATAGTGACAGCGGCAGAATCCGGCGGCTCAGGTGGCGGTATTGCTGGCGGAGTTTATAGCGGATGCGTAATATCTGTTTTTGTAACGGCAGAATCCGCAAATAAATATATCAATGATTTAATTGATAAAAATAAAGCAGATAATATTGTTAAAATATATTCACTTCCGGCTAAATATGTAGTACCGGGCGGCACTCCGATTGAAGACCGATACAAAGAGACTCACACAAATAATAAACCTTATAGTACACTTGATGGCTACATTCCAAAAAATAATAAATTGTTCTGCTATCCTTACAAATACGCCGAAGTAAGCAACGGAGAGGGTGACAGAAAAGATTATAAATATGAGTGTTTCAACACAGTGCCAGGAAATGCAAGTAGCGGAACATATAGTTTCACGGAACAGGCATCTTTTGGAGCATCAACTCAGGCTCTTTTTATGCCTATCAATTATAAGGTGCAGTCTATGTCGGGAAACGGGCAGTTAGAAATTGATGAACGAGTGAGTTTGTCAAGCTTCCCTTTATGCGCTTATAACATTGATACATACCGCGCCTATACTGCACAGCAAAATACATCCGCACCGAACAGCCTGTTTAACAGCTTTACAAAAGGGGCAATCAGCGGCGGAGCCGCAGGAGCGGGCGGAGGTATACTTGGTGCCATTGGCGGTGCATTGTTTGGCGGTATCAGTAGTAGCATAGGAAAAGTAGTTGATTTATTAACTGTTAATACAGTTCCAGTTGAAATGGGAACGCGAAACCAGGGGACGCAGGAAAGCGATTTCTTACTTGCCACAAAACAGAAGGGTTTCAGAATCTACGAAAAATGTATCACGAAAGCATATGCAAAAGTAATCGATGATTATTTTTCAGCTTTTGGATATGCAGTACGTCGAACTGCTATTCCAAACATGAACGCAAGGCCGCATTGGACATATGTTAAAACTACAGATTGCATAGTGGAGGGAAATTTACCGTCTGATGATGCAAGAAAAATCGAAAATATTTTTAACTCTGGTTGTAGGTTCTGGAAAAAACACACGGAAATTGGAAACTATGACCTTGATAATAGCCCGTCGTAAGGAGGTGATATTTTGAGTAAAAAGAAAAGTTACTTTAGTGACTCATTAAATCTTAATATGCGATCATACGGGCAGTATCTTTCTATTCTACGGCAGATTTCTATTAGTATGTTTGAGTGGAAGAACATACCTTCCACTATTGAGAGTCGCTATATTGAACAGGCGTTATTTTATAATGCCGGGGCTGTTTATTTCAATGACGAAGTGGTTGGAAACCTTGCCCTAGATGTAGTATGTAATGGAAATTTTAACGTCTATGGCGAGCCTGTTAGACGCGTAGCATATTCTAAATATAATAATTATCGTAAATCACTATATGATACCGATAGTGTTATTATATGGAATAACATGGACAGAACTCCAACTTTTCCGGTTGTTGAGTTATTCGCGCAGAGACTGTACAATTTAGACAGAATCATTGATGTAAATGCCAATGCTCAAAAAACACCTGTTTTGTTGAAATGCGATCAGAAACTACGACTAACACTACTGAACGCGTTTAAAGAAATGGATGGAAATAGTCCTGTAATCTTTGCTGATAACTCTTTTGATGAAAATGCTGTTATTTGTCTAAAAACAGATGCGCCTTTCGTGTGTGACAAAATTTATGATTTAAAAACAAACTTATGGAACGAAGCCCTTACATACTTGGGTATTCCTTCTGCAAACGTTATGAAAAAGGAACGCCTGATTAAAGATGAGGTTCTAAGAGGTCTTGGCGGAACTCTCGCAAATAGATACTCACGCTTATCTGAACGGCAACATGCGGTAGAAAAAATCAATGCTATGTTCGGAACAAATATCGAGGTGGCTATAAGAGATGAAATTGATGAACTCGGGCAAGTAGGCTTAGGTTTAGATACTCCTGCTTTAGGAGGTGAAGACAATGAGTAAGTACACAACAGAAGTAAGATATATTTGTGAGCAAAAAGCAGGACTAGAGGAAAGCGTCGGATTCAATAATATCAATTCTGTACTTGACAAGTCTTGGGATAAAATCTTCACAACTAACTGGGAAATTTTCGATGAAAGCTATAGAAAGATTCTCTGTGAAAAAATCTTGAGATCTTATTATACACGAGAAATTTGTGCAGAAACCGTTGGTTTATGGCAGTTGTGGCTTGACTCAACGTTATGCGAAATTATGCCAATGTACAACCAATTGTATAAAACAACTATTTATGAATTTAATCCCCTGTACAACACAGATATGACTACTACATTCACAAAAACAGTAACGGGAAATGATAGCAAAACAACAACGGGAAATAACAACAAATGGAACGATGTGTCAAATTATAACAAAAATACTAAAACAGATGATTACATTGTTAAAGATTCATCAAAAACAGAGAGCACCAGCAAAGGAAATACTAATTTAGAAAGTAGTAATAATGATACATCTGCTGAAACAAATAAATTCAATGATACACCGCAAGGAGGTGTTAATGGAATTGAATCTGGAAATTATTTGACTGATATTCGAATGATTTCACGAACTGGCACAACAACTAATTCATCAGATGAAAATTCTACAAGTTCGCTAAATGGAACATATACGAATGAAAATTTGAATAAGGGTACTACTGTAAATGAGGGAACTAACCGTTCAAATACAAGCGAACGTGGAACAACAAACGCTTCTGAAACTGGTACATCAGAAACAACCGAAACATGGACGGAACAAGTGATGGGAAAGAATAACAGCGAAAACTATGGACAGTTATTAGTTGAATTTAGAAAGTCAATTATCAATATTGATAAAATGATAATTGATGAATTGAAACCATTATTTATGCAGTTATGGTAGGAGGTACAAATATGGATAAAGTTTTCATTCCTTGTAGCGCAAAAATACTGCCGGTAAGTTATGATGATAGTCTAAGTTATTATGAACAGCTGTGCAAACTTACAAGTAAAATGAATGAAATTGTTGAATTTATTAACAGTAACTTCAGTGAAGCAATTCAGAACTACATTGATAAAAAGTTTAATGATTTAATGATAAATGCTATTTACGACGAAGCAACCGAAACTATTATTTTGAAGAACGAAACAAAATAGGAGGTATGGCTAATGAGCGATGTAAGTAAATTTAACATTTTAAATAAGATAGTTAATGTAAAAGATACCGAGGGCAGAGCAGAAGCAATCGCACGGTATAATCAACTTTTAAATAAAATGGAAACAGAATTCGAAGAAGTCAACAATAATTTCTTGCAAGTTAATAATAAATTTACAGCTGTTAATAGTGCTGTTAGTAAAATAAATAGCAAAATATCGAATTTTGTTAATGTTGTTACCGATTTCGGAGCAGATAATACGGCTAACACTGATTGCACGGAAGCTCTGAAAAAAGCTTTCGCTGTGGAAGACGCTTTTATTTATTTTCCGAAAGGTAATTATCTTATCAGTGATAGCATTAAAATTAAATCTAATACCTATGTATATGGTTATCGGGCACTAATTCAGAACAGAGATAGCAATAATATGTTCATCAATGATTCTGATGGAACCACCGGAGGTTATAATGCTAATAGTCATATCACTATTGATGGACTATGGTTTAGAGGCTTGAATATGACGCAAACGATTGTTGCATTTGGTCATTGTAGCGATATTCGAATTATTAACTGCGATTTTGCCAGTAACTCAGCTACTCATGAACAGCAGAATTGGCATCTGGTAGAAATCAACAGTTGCCGAAGGGTGCTGATTGAGAATTGCCATTTTACAGGAACCGCTACTTTCAAGACTGAAATGTTGCAGTTGGACGTTGCTACTCAAACAATGGTTTTTCCGTGGTTCGGGCCGTATGATAATACACCGTGTACTAATGTAGAAATTAGTAATTGTAATTTTTCACACCCAGAGAAGTATGGATATGAGACACTAGGTTTAAGTGATGCAGGAATTGGTAATCATAATGGAGCTAATTCGGCACCGATTGAATATATAAATATTCATGGATGTCATTTCAATAATGTTAAAACAGCATTTAAATTTGAGTATTTACGTTTTAGTATTATTGATAATAATATTGCCGAAAATTGTATGAGTGGTTTTGCATATCTTACCAGCCATATTATTGATAATGTAAAAATTACAAATAATACTTTTTATGGCAATGTTGATGATTATACCGACAAAGTAAGCAATACAGCCCTTGGACGTGGTATCTCGATTGGAACATTGAATGGACAACAGTGTAGCAATAATATTATCAGTGGAAATAATGTTATTGGATTCGCAACGCATGGAATCGCTGTAAATGGTGAATTTTGCGACGTAAGTAATAATATCATCAAAGGTAATGGATATACTGGATTGTATACTGACTATGATAATTATAAATGTAATTTTCATGATAATATCTGTGATGGTAACGCGAGGTTAGACCAGGAAAACTACGATCTTTTTGTTTCTCATACTCATACTAGTAAAATAATTCGAAGTGGTGGAAACGATATTTATAGTAACAAAGCGTCTATTATCAGATGCGCGGTTTACAGTACTGATAATTTGAAAAGTAGGGTGCATGATAATGTATACAGTGAGTTTACTTATCCTACTACTTTTAATAAGCTTAATGTGTATGGAAATACTAAATTCGATGGTAATCCGAATTATAGATTCAATAATGCTAATATTTCCTCTCCTGCGGGGGGGCAATGGTATACTCCAGTAAATTTTACTACAGACCATACTTGTTATGCTTTAATTAACTTTCAGGTAATTATACCCGCTAATTTTGTAGGAACTTTTAACATTAGAATTATAGATACTAGTTCTAAGACTACTCTAGGTTTTGAAACATACGACACGTCACACGCAAGTAGTACTACTCATACTGGAGGTAATCTTACTATATGCGTAAAAATTCTAAACGGGCACACTATTTCTGGCGAGTTATTTTTTGTTTATAGTGACAAAGCGGTTCAAAGTGTAGATGCTCAAATTATTATGCTTGAATTACCCGTGCCGCTTGAAAACACTGATACAGTATAAGGAGGGCTAAAGCCCTCCTTTATTATGCAAATACATATATTATTAACATTAAGATTACAAATAAATCTAATATAAAACATGTGATCAAGAAATCTTTCATTGTTTAATCATCTCCTTACACTAAAATAATAATCTCAGAAGTGAATACCTTAAAGTAATCAACTTCCATTTTTAATATTTCTTGTGACTCTGACGATTCATAAAAAGCAATCCTTTTTTTCCGCGAAACAAGTTCTTTTCCAGTTGCTTGTACTACTGTAATACACATTTTCTTATCGACGTTGCCGCATGCATATAATAAATCTTGCACTGTCATTTTTTATTTCCTCCTTTTAAATTGCCAGCATCCTACCAACTAATTCAATCCCATTATCTTTAATACTTTTTCAAAGTCTGCTACGACTTTCTCAAGTTCTTTTTTCAAACTATTCATAATATCTGCCGTTTCAAGCACATCACGGATAAGCGCCATACCACCAACATTATAAACACTCGCAATCTGTCTCGTTCCTTCTTCCTCACAGGTAGCCGGTAAAAATGCAGACAATCGGTCAATCACTTCGTAATCCTTATCGCTTACTTGTTTTCCGATGAAGTTCTCAAATTCCTCTTTTATCATAACTTCGTCCTCCTTTAAAAAGCTATATCTCTTGATGCTTTAAGTATACCACATGTGCACACCTTTGTCAACACACTTTCTTTAAATTATCAATTCACGATTTATGTTAGCACTAAGAACCAAAGATCCTGTTGACTAACATTTTACATTAACAATAACAATTTCTATTACCCACAAGAATCACCGAAACATATAGCTAATAATTTTTATTAACACCAAACACACTTCACAACTCGAACGTATGTTCTTGGGGAAGCAAACTTCTACTTTGCATTCTGGTACAAAC